TATTAATATACGAGCCTCACGGCTCGGAGGCCGCCAGCTTTGGATGTACATATATCTCGCGTGTGGCAGGGCCCAGGATGAACTTCTGGGCTTTGACAACTACTGCTCGAAGCGCTCCGAACTGCCGGCCCCGCAGCATGCCGCCTCTACGTCCCCCGGTAACGGCGCAGCCGCTAAAGAGTGGTCAACTAGGATGGATCGTGCCCTCGACGAACTGCGCGTGTCCGTTGAAGCGAGCATCGTGCGACGTCGTGACGTTGACGGCGGTGACCTAACGCCTGAGGGCTTCCACGCTCACTTCATCAGTATGGCGCCGCGCGGCTCGATCGGCGTCGGGAAAAAAGATTTTGCGAAGTACGACATACCTAAGCACAACCTGCACAAGCGACTGTGGTTCGATAGCCTCCCCACTGAATACTTATACGATGTGCTCGACATCCCACCTGAGATCTTCTCCGACGCCCAGGTTAAGACCGAAGCCGGCATACGGCTCCGTCAGATAATACCCGGGCCAATCCGCCAGTGGCTGAGCGAGGCTATGGCCTCAGACGGCCCTGAAGAATCTATCCTGCGTGGACAGCCCGAATTTACCTTAGGTACTACGCTGTGGAAGAATATGTGCGACATACTCGCACGGTACCGCCGCGTTTGTGCCGGAACGACATTCACGGTTGCCATTGACTACGACGACTTCAACTACCTACACACCATCAAGGACATGGCCAAGTTCTGGCGGCAGACAATCGGTGCAGCTGCCCGGAAGTACACCGCCCCCGGAAAATGGGGAGGTCTAAACTACGCTGGGCACGTCGCACGCTGCTCCGAATGGTTGGCTGAATCGCTAAAGTTCATGTACGTCCGCGAGGTAGGTTCAGACGGCCTGTACAGACACGTAACACGTGGTCTATTTTCCGGCTGGCGCACAACGACTCTAATTAACACTGCCATGCATTTCTGCTATGACAGGATTCACCTCGGGATAGTACAAGATATTTTCGGGCACGGGCTCTTTACCCACGTTCGGATCAACGGGGATGACGGCGACATGTCGACTCCCAGGCCGGTGTACGCGCTGTTCTACCTCCGCCACCTAACTATGGGGCGGTTAGACGTGCAGGCTAGTAAGCAATTACTTGGAAGGAACAACGCCGAATATCTCCGAATATGGTCATCCGCGAAAGGGATTGCCGGGTCACTCGCCCGAAGCATCTGCTCGTTCATCGGCGGAGACCTGCAGGACCCGGTGATCGACCCAATGCCCGACTATACCGCCGGTACGTCTACCGCGGTCGACGTTCTCATCCGCCGCGGGTGTAACGCCGAGGTCGCGGAAAAAATCCGTGACATCGTTTGCACTCACTACGCTCAAATCTCCTACACCGACGCCGGCGGTGAGAAACACACTGCGGCACTCGTGGACCCCTCAAAGCTTTACGTCCCGTACGGTGAAGGAGGGTATGGCCTCGAGCGCCATGCCAGACCCTGTCACTCGCGTCTCGCATCCACTAAGAAATGGGACAGCACCCCACTCGACTGGGACCTGGCCGAGGTCCCGCACCACGGGGCTGACGCTATGATGGACTCAATCCACAGGCGCTTCAAGAAACACAACATGCGTGTTTCGAACCCTGAGAAAATACGCCGGCAGGCAATCACGCTTTCCAACCAAGGCGTGGATACTCAGCTGAATCACGTACAGCATAATCTGCAACGTAAGCTGCACTACGAGCACTTGCTTTGGCTTAACACGGTCCAAGTGCTCCCACGCGCCTACCAGAGCTGTCTCGGACCTGCTGACACCCTCCTGATCGATCAAACTGTCGCGATGGTACTTAACGGTGACCCAGAGAATATGCGCGAGTGGAACGCACCCAACATCCACGACACGTTCCGCGAGATGGGTGCACAGGTCCTCGGGCTGGCTAGTCTCGCACCCGGGACTCTGCGGGAACTCGTTGATTACGAAACAGGTACAAAGCTCACCGCTACAGAAGCGATACGCCGCATGGCTATCACTTGGAGCGAAGAC